ACGTAGTTGCCACATCTACAAAAGAAACAGTCTGTACTCATACAGACGGCACAGAATACTTGCTTAGACATATCTACATCAAAGATAGTTTAAACAATGTATGTGAAATAGTCTTATTCGGTAAAACAACAGAAATTCTTAACGAAAGTAACAAATGAAAAATATCGCCACTGCATTGGTTAAGGCTCAAAAAGCTTTTGGTCCTGCCCTTAAATCATCCACCAACCCGCATTTCAAAAGCAGATATGCCGACCTCAGCGCTTGCGTAGAGGCTGTCATTGAAGGCTTAAACGAGGCTGGTATTGCGCTTATTCAAAGAACAAGTGAAGACCTCAACGGAGTCACAGTAGAGACTGTGTTTATCCACGAATCAGGCGAGATGCTGGAGTGCGGCAAACTGCATGTGCCAGCCAGCAAGCAAGACCCTCAGGGTTACGGTAGTGCTTTGACTTACGCTCGGAGATATAGCCTCATGGCGGCTTGCGGCATCGCACCAGAAGACGATGACGGAAATGCCGCCACACGCAAACCCATTCCCACACCTGATATTACAGACCATCTGGCGGCGATTGAGGCAAGCATCAACAGCGATGAGCTGGGGAAGGTTTATAAAGACGCACTGACAGCTTGCGAGGGCAATCAAGCACTTCAGGCCAAAGTAATTCAAGCAAAAAAGGCACGAGTTGAGCGTGCCAAACAGGAGAAAACAGCATGAACGAAGAACAAGGAACTGAAAATTGGTTTGCAAATCGCTTAGGCAAAGTAACCGCCAGCCGATTGGCTGATGTGCTTGCCAAGACCAAAACGGGTTACAGCGCCAGCCGTACCAATTACATGACGCAACTTGTCCTTGAGCGCATCACCCAAACTAGAGCTGAGTCATATTCCAATGCAGCAATGCTATGGGGTACGGAACAAGAACCTTTTGCTCGGGCTGCTTATGAGGCGCACACGGGTCAAATGGTTGAAGAGGTGGGGTTTATACCTCACCCGGATATTCAAGCGGCTGGAGCCTCGCCCGATGGTCTGGTGGGTGATGATGGCATGGTCGAGATCAAATGCCCATCATCCAGCACTGCTTTGGAATGTTGGTTAACCCATGCACAGAACGGCAATCCAGTGGATTTAAAGTATTACGCACAAATGCAGTGGCAGATGCGTTGTGCTGATAGGTCTTGGTGCGATTACGTAGTCTTTGACCCACGGATGCCGATCAAGGCTCAACTCTTTGTTTATCGAGTCGAGCGCAATGCTGATTGGCTCAAGATCGCAGAAAATGAAGTTCTTACGTTTTTGGCAGAAGTGGATGCCAAAGTTATTTCCCTTAAATCAATCATTGGAGAATGAAAATGTCAAAAGTAAGCAAAGAAATTTCCTGCATCGTTGGTGAGTACCGCAACAGCGATGGTCAAACAAAAAAGCGTTATCAAAGAATTGGCTCAATCATTGAGACCAAGAATGGTCCGATGCTTAAACTGGACAGTATTCCATTGCGTGAAGGCGGCTGGGATGGCTGGGCGTATCTCAATGACCCAAAACCTCAAGAAAGCCGCAAGCCTCAGTTTGATGACGAATCAGATATTCCATTTTAAGGAGTCAACATGAACGCAGCCAGCATTGAAAGTAGCGAACGCCTGAATCGTGTGCTTAATTTGCTGTCTCGGGGTGGGGAGTTCACCACCTTGGACATCATCAAAAGCGCAAACGTATGTGCAGTGAACAGCATCATTTCAGAACTTAGACAGAACGGTTTTGACATTAACTGCCAGCGCAGAGGCGAAAAATGGTTTTACAGATTGGAGACAAAATGAAAGATTCAAATTTTCAAACCCCACGTAATTTTGCAGATTGCACTTGGGTACAAGGTTATGGTCGACCAGAGCCGCTTTGGGAACGTATGGCAGGGTATGTGCTGGCATTTGCCATTGGCGCTGGTTTGGCTTGCCTTTTGGTGACTTGGTGGTCGGTATGATTCAGAATGACGAAGACGATGAGTTTGACCGCATCAAACGTGAGAACGCTTTGCGTGAAGTGCAACGATTAGGACAAGAGATAGAAGGTCAACCTTACCACTTGGAGGTAGAGGCCATTCAAGCAGCCATCCGAATTGAGCGTGAAGAATGTGCAAAGTTATGCGAACAACATGGTAATGACAATTATTGTGAACACGTTTCTGACAGAATTGCTCAAAAAATACGAGCAAGAGGACAGGGATAAAAACACATGATTGATTTGTTTTTAATCTTGTGTTTGGGTGCTGCTATCACCATTGTGGTAAGTTGGCTTTTTATCAAAATTATGCTCTGGATTCAAGAATAAACTCTTGTCCCTGCTTTATCAATAATCAACGCCTGCTTGCGTGGGCTAGTGTCAACGCTATTTGAGATACTTATATGTGTCCAGCGATCAAACTCACGAATCACTTGGTCGTAACCAATGCTACTGGCAATGATGGCTTTGACCACTTCATCTGGTGTCATGCTTGGCACTCTAAAGTCACAAGCGCAACCTACACGATGCTGTGACGAATCTTTGCTACCAACCGCATCATTGACTTTTTTTGTCCGTAGACCTGAACTAATCATTATGGGTTTGCCACCCAATACCACTTTGACTTGTTCCAGAAAGTCAGCCAAGCGTGTCAGATTGGCAAGTTCCTGATCGTTAGGGCTGTTATCCCATCCGTTACGCTCTGCTGTCTCTGAAGCCGTCAGTTCTTCAAGTGTGAAATGTGGCGTGAGGTTCATTTTTTACTCCGCATATCTGCAAGTTTCTCAACAGTGCGACCGCCAAAATAAGCCAAGAAAATAATCTGCCCCCACTGACCAAGCAACTGAACGTAGGACTCCTGTGCGTTATAGCCAAATGCCGACATCATGGTGAAGACAAAATATGCCACGAAGATCGCTATAAGCGCCATAGGGCGAATATTTTTAGAGAGCCAAGAGTCTGACCCCATGTCAGCTTTCCAGCGGTCTGAGATGTTCTCTTGCTCCACCTCAAACAACTTGGTTTCGTTGGCCATCTTTGCCAGCTCACCATCTTGTGCTAACTTAGCCAACTCCAGTTGCGCTTTGGCTTTGGCCTCTGGGTCTGGAATCAGTTTATCAATCAGCTTGCCGCCGACATTAAGAAGCGCATCTAATGCAAACATTTAAAGTCCAATCATTCCAAGAAGTTTATTTACAATTTTCCCTGCCAGTTCATCAGGCAGATAAGGCAACAGACCAAGCACCCACCAAGCAACGCACAGCCTGACAAATACTTTACAGAAGAGTTCAAACTGTTTTTGGTACTCATTCACCGACCACACCTTGTCTTGGCGCACAGCTCGGAGATTTCATTAATCCCCCAACCAATAGCGCCAATCAGCATTACAAGTACAACAATGCCAACCGCCCACTCCATCTGCTCTTGTTCAGCTTCTTTGCGTTTTTTTTCTTCTGCTTTTGCTTGTCTGGCAGCATGAGCATCTTCAATGTCCATCAACTGCGCTCGTTCTTTTATTTTGTTCCATACATCTACTTTGCCAGATTGCATGAAAAGCATTTGTAATTCTTTTTCAAATTGACGGGCTTGTTCAAGCGCCATCTCAATCTGCAAAGCTTGCCCCATGTTTGAGCCACCAGACCGCTTGGCCTCCACCATTGCTTTTGTGGCGGTAGACTTAGCATCAAACATCTTCCCAATCATTGGGGCGAGACCAGCTAAGTCATTGGCAACTTTACTTGCCTTCTTAACCAGAGATATTGCGCTTTGTAAGCCTGCTAGGGCTGTAATCGGGTCGATCATTTTCGCTCTACCTTTTTCCACTCAAGGCACACTACTTTGCGATTGTAAACATCACCCGTCCATGTCCAACGAACGCACCTATATTCAGTTAACGATGCTTGCGATAGTGTTAAAACAATCGCAATTAGATATTTTAATGCTTCCAATAATTAAGCAGATAACCAATTACGGCAGATACGCCTGAGACAATGGTCATGCCGAACCAAAGGCCACCACGACCTTTATTGGCTAAAGCCATAAGTTCATCAAGCTGGCGCTCAACCTTGTCCATTTTCTTGTCCATGTCCTGCACTTTTTGCCAGAGCACGCCATATTTCACAAGGTCAATCTCGTTGCTTTCCGCCATAACATCAGTTTCCAACATTTAGATGCCTTCGCCCTGCACAATGTAGACAGTGGCGGCTGCCGAGGCAAGACCACTGAAGTACGATGTACGTGCAAAGCGCAGAATCTCAACAGCACCAGGCACTAGCACGATGGCTGGGCTTGGATTTCCTGAGATTGGTGCAACAGCGTTTGCCGTAGCCAATGCCGCAGTCGTTCCAACACCCAAAAACACCGTATAAACGCTGTCGTTGATGATGCGATATTGACCCGTGCCTTGTGCATCAAGTCTGCCGCTAACAAGCGCCTGAACGCCAGTAGGGGCAGTAGATGCCGCAGGAACTACTACGGTCTCGCCAAGAGGCGCAAATGCAATTTGTGAATTAGTGGACATGATTTCTCCTTAACAATCTTCAGCACCAGCGAATTCTGGCAATGTTTTCAAGTATGCGTATGTTTGAGCAATAAAGTTGGCTGAACCTGCTTCAACAGAAACTGGAACTTGGTATTGCTTATTAAATTGTTGGGTATCGCCCTTGAAATTGACGCTTGCATTTATTTGCGTCTTGTTTCCATTAACGCTGATTACCTTAACGTAAGCAGAAAAAGATACTCGTTGTATACCATTTTCAATGCTACCAACAGGAGTTTGAATTGTGGCTTTACCTTCAGCCTCAATAATTTTACGTAGAGCCATGATTGTTCCTTATGGTTAATTTGCCCAAGGCAATGCAGGTTCAACTGCCTTTTTTGCTATTTGACTAGCAATTTGTTCAGCAATCTGTGCCTCAACATCAGTTTTAAAATTCTCAACCGCAAAGCACCAATCAAGCACTTGTTGTTCAGTTAACTGATCGTAAGGAATAGAGGTGTCACCTATAACGAGCTCACAAACGCCTGCAAAATAAACAATGTTTGCACTGTCAATGCCATTACAACGCCAATAAACGTGCGTGACAATATTGCCTGCGGTGACAGTTACTTTTTCAATTAACCATTGGTAGACCATAATTTAATCCTTAGTTGATTTGTTTGACATTGATTTGTGTAGACGCAAAATTTGTTGCTGTTGCTGTTTCTGTGCGTAATGAGAAATAAAAATTATCATCAGCGCCAGAGGTAAACATATAAATATTATTTCCAGCAACACAAGTTCCAACTGCTGGTCCAGTAGCATTTGAACTAATTACAAAGCCAGGGATTGTTCCTGAACTTAAAGTAATAAACCATTGGAAAATGTATGTTGCGCCCTTGTTTAGCCAAAATGTATTTGAATTTGCTATTCCAAACCCAGCTGTGTTGATGGCTGAAGTTAAGTCAGCGCCAGATGATGTCAATGTTTCAAATGGAAATGTGGCGTTGTTAGTCCAAGAAGCAACAAATGTTGGGTGAATATAACCTTGGGCTGGCCCAAAACTATGCAAATTATTGTATGCAGTTCCTTTGCCGCTATCTGTTAATGTCCCGCCCATTCGTACACTTGTAAATTCGTTTCTAGTTGCACCAACGACAATATTGATGTCGCCATAAATTCCACCATAAACGTGATTGCCGCTAGATGCCCCACCAAATTCCAGTCGTTTGTATCCTGAATCAAAACACCACAATCCGATCAAATTATTTCCTGAGCCATTGATGACGGCATTTGCAGTTGTATTAGCTTCAAGATACAAGCCATTGATTACGTTGTCATGGGCTAATTCGCCTAAATACAAACCTTGATCTCCATTGGCTTCAGCAGCACCACCAATAATTGTGTTCATCCAACCGTTGCCAATATCTATGCCTGAATTCACACAATTAGCGATGTTGGCATTGATGATGGTGTAAGCGGTAACTGTTTGTGACGCACCACTATCACCCAAAAAAATACCAGCTGCTGCAAAAGTAGTTTGAGCGCCAAAATTGTTGCCCATAAAGAAATTTTCAATGTTCCAATAAACACCAAAGATGCTTCGGAAACCAGCAACGCTTACGTTTAGAACAACGATGTTTTTGCAAATGCCATAAGTTGCGTTGTCGGTGTAAATGCCGTTTGTGGCAGATGCGTTTCCAGTAATTAAGAAACCTTCAATGTGCGGTGAATTGATGCCTGAACCACCACCATCAAATGACACGCAATTACCAGTTCCTGTAAATTTTAAGATTGTGCCTCGACCAACTCCATGAACATAAATTTTTGAATATGCCAAGTTAAGAGTTGTGCTGTGCTGAAATGTTCCGCTTGGAAACACAAACTCAGTATTTGCCGCCCAAGGCGTTGCCGTGTCCCAACCAACATAAGGGTCGACACTTGTGCCAGTGCCGCCCGAAATGTAATCAATCACATTTACAGGCGAACCTTTAATCATCGAATAAGAAACTTTTGTCAGTGACATGATTGCGCCTTATTATTGATTCTGAAAAATAGATACGTTCAAGTTGGTTGTGCCTATTGTTGATCCCGATAGTGCTGTTATTGCATTACCACCATTGGCAATTTGAATTTGCGATGCAGTTGGCGCAGTAGTTACAAACTTTGTTGAGCCAGTTTGCGAAACAATAACCACCGCTGGGCTAGAATTATTGTCATATAAAACTATTGCAGTTCCTGCATTTCCACGATCCCTAAGAACCGCTAAAAATGAAGTTCCAGTAGCAACAGTAGTTGCAGTTGAGGAATTTATAGCCGTAAATGGTGATGTTGCAATTTGACCATTAACAGTTAATTTAGCGCCTGAAATTGCGGTTGTTTGTCCAATGTTGAAATTGCTACTGGTATCAATAGTCGCCGCATTTACAGCAGTGTTTACACCTAAACCAAGGGGAATTGCACTACCAGTTGTAACGCCTTTGGCAGTTGTAGCAATCACTAGGTTGTCGGAAAGTTTAATCTTTCCTACGACATCTACTTTTTCAGATGGTGTAATTGTGCCAACACCTACACGGTCATTTGTCGCATCGGTGAAAAACAAATTGGCATCTGTATCGCCTTCAATCCGCACGTTAAAGACAGCACCGATCTCGTTAATCACAAGATTGGTCGTACCGATAATCATTTTTTCAGTAGATGCACCAGCAGTTGCAGTTTCAAAATGAATCTGTCCTGCTTCAGCAGTTGAGGTTGGACTTAAAATTGAAGCGTGAATAACTGCATACTGCTGTTTATTACCCGCTGAATCTTCGCCATTAAACTCAATTTCGCCTAACGTATCTGAGATTGCTGGAGTTGCCGAATCTCGATATAGATCAAGTAATGGGGCGGCTGTTGCACCAGCATCGGTTGAAGTCATAGTTACATTGGCAAAGTTGCCATCAGAACCGCCTTCAACTCGTTGCCATACTGCACCGTTATATGCAATCCAATCTCCTATACCAAAAAATAATTGCAAACCACCAAAAGTCTGCGTTCCTGCGGTGCTAGTCACATAGTAGTCACCCTTTGCACCAGTGCCATCCGCCAAGGTTGGAGTATTGGTCGAGGCATTCCATGTGCCTTTGTAATTCAAAGCACCAAGTGCGTTCGTAATAGTTGAAATTGCTTTTAACATGGTTTATTCCTCAGAATACAAATTCAATGATAGAGTTAAATGGTGGCGCTTCTGTGAACGTGACGTTACCGCCAGACAGCGTATATGTATTTTGATTTTGATACACGCCATTAATGTAAATAAAACTTGGCACAAAAGAAACCGCAAACACGGTCGTTGTGCCATTGCCAGTTGCGTTGACAAAAAGATTGCCAGCAGAGCCTGGAAAAGCATTCCCGTTCAACGAGGTATAAACCACCGTGCCGTTCTTGTTCTGCACTTGGATAGAGTAATCGCTTGCCGTAAAAATGCGGCTTGGTGTGCCTTGGTAGACAGGATAACCCCCACTAGTGCGAATTGGCTGGACAGCAGAAATCGTCTGTGCTGAATCCCAATAGGCCGCAATCGGGTTTGTAATTGGGTTCAGGTTGATTGTGCCAATCCAGATGTAACCATCCTCAAGCGGCTGTCCATCGGCATCTGCAAACGCTGGGTATGGTGGTTCTACTGTGAGTGTTGACATTTATTGCCCCCAGATCGGA